TGGTTGAGGTGCTGCCGATGCGGATCGCGGGGTTGTTCGACACACTGGAGCGGATCAGGCCGAAGCACCGGATCGTGCTGTAGTTCGGCAGATCGAACGTCAGGGTCGCGCTGACGAGGTACGTGCCAGCGTCGATGATGAGTTCAGGCGAGGTCAGCGTCTTGGCGTAGGTGATCGCCGCCTGGATGCCCGCGGTGCTGTCGGTGGCGCCGGTGGGATCGACGCCAGTGAAGTCGAGGATGCTGACGCGCTGGCGCATCTTCTCTTGTGCCGTAGACACCTTGGCACTGGCCCCGGCTTGTTGAAAGCCGATGAGCGCCGAACCGCCGGCCGCAGCCAGTTGCGCGCTCAAGTCAGAGAAGTCATTGACGCCGCTGATGTCGTCCTTCGTCCAAATGGTCACGCCTGCCGAGGTGCGCAACTCAAACTTGTACACCTGCCCCTCGGTCAACCACACCTGATTGGCGATGCGTCCCGCACTGTCCAGCACGACGGGGTTCGCGTTGGCGACGTTGCCCGCCGATGTCGTGTAGGTGGCCTGCGGCGTGGTCGTGCCGGCAGCATAGGTGTAAAGCAGCCCACCGGCCAGCGGGATGCCGTTGTTGTCAAAGAACTGCCAGCCGGCACCGCCGAGAGGTGAGAGATACACGGCCATTACTGGACTCCTTGGATGTTGTTGCTCACGGTCAGGATCACGCTCGGGATGCCGGGGTGCGGCGCAACAGGCCCGGAGGCCAGCAGCTGCACGCCTAGGTCGGTGACCGAGTACATGAGTTCCACGTAGTCGTTGGCCTTGAGGTTGAAGAAGTAGTTCAGCGCGACGAACACTTCGGCGTTGTTGCCCTGCACGCGCACCTGTGACGCCGAATCCGTGACATCGACCCCGTTCTTGCGGAACCAGATGTAGAACTCCTCGTCCGTCGCCACCGTGCTGTCGAGTTGAATCGAGGTCTGGAAGTTGTAGATGCCCTCGGTGTCCACAATAACCTGCGAGGTCGTCGTGCCGATGCGCACGCCGCTGCTCAGGTCGGTCGTGTTGAACGTGATCGCCGTGGCCGTGTTGGCTACCGCGGCCGTCTGCGTCGTGGTGTCGTAGAACGACCCGTAGCGCGCCCGTTTGAACTCGCGCGGCGGCGGTGCTACGGCCAAACCCTGCACCATCGTTCGCAAAGCGGCAAGCTCTTCTCTGGTTGATGACAGTTGAGCGCTGAGTTGCGCGTCTTGGGCCGCGTTGCCCAGTTCGTTGCGCAACGTCGCCGCCAGTTGGGCCGACTGTGCAGCCTGAGCAATCTCACCGGATGCGTCGAATGCTTGCGGGCTTTTGGCCCAATCGTCTATCTGCTGCTCCGTCCTGAATAGCCCCAGAAAGAACATATACCACTCGCGCGAGATCAACCCAGACCGTTCATCGAAGAACGGCACCCGCGGCGGGGTGATAGGGGTGGGAGTGGCGCTAGGGGTGGTCATCACGCATCCGTGGGGCTAATGAGAAGTTCAGCACCCATAATAGCGATCTTCACGGGGTCCGTACCACTAACCTCGTACACGCGGTCGCGCAGTTTGACGGTCATGCCGAGACGGCGCCAGATGGTGCGGTAGCCGTACTCGCCGATGCGACCCATCGACCGCCAGTGCTCGTTGGACCATGTGTGGCCGCCGTCGTCGCTCCAGCGCAGCATTGCTTGCGGGTTAGCACCCTGCACAGTTGCGGTGGATATGATCAGTTTGTCACCGTCCTCTGCGACAAGAAAGTCGTCGTTCTCGGTGAGCAGGTAGCCAAACACGTCAAACGGGTCAACCCCGTTTAAACCAACGCCTGTTTCCGCGTCGAGTTGCAGACTGTGGTGCGCGGTGCGCTTGAGGTTGTTCTGCCCCGGCGGCAACGCTCGCCAAGAGCGCAGCCACTTTTGCACCGCGCCGTCATCAGCGTACACGTCCAAATCGAAGGCGTAGAGATTGCCGTTGGCGTAGTCGCCTACCAGCACCTCGCTGTTGAACGCAACCTGGCAGTTGCTGCGATGGCGAGCAAATTGGTCGTTGTCCCAACCTGCCCGCTCGTGCCACGCCTGCGTAGCGGCGTCAAACACCCAGGTGGCGTTGGCGCTGGGGAACGTCAGGACGTAGAACGAGTGGCCGTCTTGCTGGTAGGTGTAAGCGATGGCGTCGGAAATGTTGCCATAGCCTTGGATGGCGAACTCGACTGCGTGCGTGCTGATGCGCTGACCGTTGTAGCCGTTGGCGCGGTAGACGATGCCTCGGCCACGGGCGTCGGCGCCAAGCCAGAAGACGGTGTTGTCAAGTTTGGCGACCGAGTACGCCGCAGCGCAGCCAATCTCATTGAATGCCCCTTGGATGCGTTGCAGCGGGAAGTCAGGTCCACCCGTGTTGTACCAAACCTCGACGCTGTTGGTGCCGAGCACCCACACTTCGCGGTGGTCTACGATGAGGCTTACCACGCCATCAGGTGAACCCTCGGCGCTGGCGAAGTCAAGGGGATCGATGCTGGTGCCGTCAAGTAATTCAGTGACCCAGATGCGTTGGCTGTTGGGCTCATTGAAAACGAAGTATTGGTCGAGAAAACCGACCGTCACAGCGCCAGGAAAGTCCGGGTCCGTGATCTGTTGAAACACGTTCGTTGTGGCGTTGTAGATGTAGCTCGGGCCATTGCACGCCACAAAGAGTTGCGTGCCGTTGTCGGCCATGCTCACCGGCCCCGTACCACCCACGGTGCCGATAAGTGTCGCTGCATACGTCGAGGTGAGTTTGTACAGGCCCGTTCCGCTGACGACGTACAGCTTACCGCCCAGCGACCACATGCCCCGTATAGGCCCAGTGCCGACCGTTGCCACACGCCGCAGTCCCGGGCAGCGTTGCAGGTACGCCGCTTCCTTACCCTCGATCAGCGCCTCGGGGTAGAGGTTGACAAGCCTAGCCGCCGCAGCATTGGGGCTGCGGACAACGTAGGACTGACCGAGGATCGGGGTCTTCACGGTCAGTAATTACCACTGTAGACATTGAAGCGTTGGCGAGTCGCAATCAGCGAGTACGGCATCGACATCACGTCGTCGGGGTTGTTGATGCGCTTGAGGTTGCGCTTGCTGGTCATAGCAATACGGCGCACCTGGGGCGGCGGCTCGACGCCGAACTCGTTGGCGATCTCACAGGCTAGGTTGTACTTGAACGCGCGCAGGTAGCCTGGCGGGAAGGCCAGCGTGGTTGCCAGCGTCGCCGCGTTGGACAACTCCTCGACCGAGATGAAGTGCCACTCCACCTCCCGGGTGGCCACCGGGTAGATGTACATCTCAATGTTCGGGTACGTCATGTTGACCCAGATCACCTGCGGGTACGTCGAGGTCACGGTCTTGACCGCGATGCCGTCGTACTGCTGCTGGTTGATGATCTTGATGCCGAAACTGACGTTCGTGCCCGGGTCGCGGAAGTACGTCGCGTCGTCGAGCAGGATGGGTCGATTACCCACGAAGTCGCCGGTGGGGCCAAGCGTGCGGCTGATTGTGCTGGCAGGCCACAGAAACGTCTGGTCCTGCGTGGAGAACACCGACAGCCGCTCGGTGTTCCACGAGTCGATCATCTGGTTCATTGCCGCCAACGCATCTTGCGACGTAGCCGCAGACGGCACTTCGCTTTCTGCCAGTTGGCCGATCAGGCGAAGTGCTCCGTTGATCTGGTCGCCAGCGGTGGCAGTCGCCATATCAGACTCCGGTGGGTTCTACGTTCTTGCGTGGCCGCCCGCGACGGGGCAACTCGTTGACAACGGGCTCAGGCGCAGGCGGGTCAACCGGCACCGCGGGGTCGAATACCTCCCATCCCTGCGCGATGTCGAAGTTTGCCTCCATGTCGGAAGATGCGACCTTGGCGCCGTGGAGGGGGTGTCGAAGGTAAATGACTGCCATGATGTGTAAGAGGTAGGGGCCGAAGCCCCTACCTTATCACGACGCCATGATGACCCAGTCGGTCCCGTCGCACACCAGCATCGCCCAGGCCCCGGCGGACGCCGCGAGGATCGCGGTGCCAGCCGTGTTGGTGCTGATGGGCTTGACGTTGGTGCCCGCGGACACGACGGTCTGCGCAGCGATGGTCTTGATCCACACAACGCGGCCGGTGCTGGCCGATGCCGTGGGGAATGTGACCGTGATGCTGCCCGAGCCGTTGCAGACGATGAAGTTCTCGTTGTCGGCAAGCGTGAACGAAGCCGTCTTGATGACGGGCGCGTTCAGCTTGAGCTGCGTGGCGCTG